CCGATATTAACAACATATGTGGCGTTAGTGAAGTGACAATAAATAAGTGTTATAAAAAAATGGAAGGAATGAAAGAATCGTTGATCCCTAACTGTATTTTAGTAAAATATTCGTGAAAACTGACTTGTCCCGTTTCGTTTTTGAAATAAAAATATTTGTAATCTATATATTTTTTTATGGATATAGAGAGCAATAATAATAGCAGTATTCCGTCTGCTAAACCCAAAAAAAAGCACGATAAAAAGCATCACGCTGGTCTTAAACACCGCAGCAAAAAGAAACCGCGTGTAGATGGGAGTGGAAATATAATTGATGTTTCTGGGGAAGACTTATCTTTGAACCCCGTGGAAGACATCTCTTTGAACCCTGTGGAAGACATATCGTCGAACCCCGTGGAAGACATATCGTCGAACCCCGTGGAAGAAAACATATCAATTGTGTATGAGACTCCAAAAGATGTAGCATACATACACGAAATTTATTCCGACAAAGAGGATAGTGACCCAGAAACTGTTGAAACGGTAGAAAATACGATGCCTAATAAGAACAAAACTAAAAAAAGTCCAAAATTAGTGTTTATTGTTCCTTACAGAGATAGAGAGCATCAGCTTATTTTTTTCAGAGAGCATATGGTAAAGATAATGGAAGATTATGATAAGAGCACATATCAAATCATATATTTACATCAGAAAGATGAACGCAGTTTCAATCGCGGAGCTATGAAAAATATAGGATTTTTATACGTAAAAACGAAGTATCCTGAAGATTATAAATCTATGACGTTGGTATTCAACGATGTAGATACGATGCCATTAACAAAGAACTTTTTAAATTATGAGACGCACTCTGGAAATGTGAAGCATTTCTATGGATACGAATTTACATTGGGCGGAATCGTTTCAATCACAGGAAACGATTTCGAGAAGATCGGTGGTTACGCCAATTATTGGGCGTGGGGGTTCGAAGACAATGTTCTTCAGGACCGTGTATTGAAGGCCGGCTTGAAAATCGACCGTTCCCAATATTATCCAATAATGGACAAAAATATACTACAATTGAAGGATGGTATTACCAGATTGGTGAACCGCGGTGAATTCGATAAGTACGAGCAAGAAAAGACGACAAACAAAACGGTCGACGGGTTCCACACAATAAAGGATTTACAATATGTGTTTGATGAAATAAGCGGGTTCGTGAATGTGACCTCTTTCACGACTCAAACACCTGAGAATATTGCTCAAACAACGGTACACGATATGCGCAACGGAGCGGTGCCCTTCAAACGCACACGGAAAAGACCCAAGATGGGGATGTTTATGCAACATCGGTAATATCATAAAAAGAATCTACCACTTGAATCATTTGACTACATTTATTCGTGTTTTTGTTCGAGTCGTGGGTTCGGGTTAGTTGTTGGGGGTGTAAGCGATATAAAACGAGAGATTGTGGCAAGTTGACCAGTTTTCTGTATTTTTTCACGAGTCGAAGTTCTAAATCGTAATCCTCTTGTATGAATTTTATTGTGTTGTCATACACATTATAATTTCCAACGCTCAACACGGCTGATTTCCGGTAGCAGAGAGTAGGGTGATTCGCGAACCAAGTCGGAACATTCTTTTTGATAAAGTCCCAATCGACTATGGACGGATGACTGGTCTCGTCAACACAGACCTTTCGCGAAGTATTATCGCAGTTAAAGAGTTTCATATTGGAACCACACACGTGAACATCGATGTTTTGTTCCATGAAAGCCACTTGGGTTCTTATTCGGTCAGAAATCATCACATCGTCGGAATCCATTTTGAAAATGAGTTCGTGTGAACATTTCATTATTCCAATATTATTGGAAAATGCGGTGCCAGAATTGGGGAAATGTTTATGATACACTACCGATGTGAATCGGGAATTTTCCGAGAACCAATCCAACAAATCCTCCAAATATTTTGTATGAACCTCATCCGAACCATCGTTTATCCAGACAACTTCAATCCCAATATGTCCAGTTTGATTACGCACGGATTCTAAACACTCAAACACATATTGTTTAGACGTATTATAGCTTGTAATCATCAAACTAACCCATTTATGCGGGGGTAAAAGAGAAGGGGGTAGCACCACTGAATTGATAGTGTCATACGATTGTTTCGCAGTTCCCCATTCTTGATACGCATACACTTTTTTATGGCCGTCATATGAGTCGCCAGTAAAATGGATGGGTAGGAAATAATGGCTTGGGTATATAGTCATATTATGTTGATATCTCTGAGTATTTAGAAAGTCAGTCAAAAGCGCGGGTCCAACAGATGCCCAGGCACGATGTGTTTGAATAGCGTCATCGTGTTTTCCATTTGAAATCGAGTCGACAATGTCGTTCAACAGCGTGTGTTCTGGAATAAACCCCATTGTTCCAGTAGCGATGAGGTCGTCCCTAATTTTTTTGTTTTCGAAGGTAGCGAATCCGGTGTTTTCAAAGAACGAATCATTGAAGGGTTCTATGCAAATGGAGTCGGCGTCAACGAATATCCCGCCAAATTTCTGTAGAATTTCCCATCGTATAATATCGGCTTTGCCGTTGATTTCTTGGATCATATCGATTTGTTTTTGACACTTGAAAACCAAGTTCCGCCGTTGGATTTCGTCTTCATTCCAGAGTATATATTGTAAATTGGGGTGTTTGAGTTCCCACGTTTTCATTAGAACGGTTGGAGGAGATTTAGGGCCTATCCATATTTGGTGTAGTATTTTAGGAATAGACATTTCGATCAAATAGTAATTATATGTAGGATAAATATTATTTATATATTTTTGGGGTATCAATACTCAATAATCTTGTAAGTAATACCATATTGGTGTGATGATTCCCAAATACCGGATATTTTGATATAATATTTTTGTAAGTCATACCCGGTCATAAAGGGTTTACTTTCTGCGTAATGATTGAAAGTTCTTTCTTTATAAAATCTCACATTACCTATCGAATGAATAGTATTGAATGACAATTGTTTGGATTTACCGTGTAATCCAAAATGCTTCGAGTAGTCATCGAGAAGCATTTGTTCCAATTTGAATAGCGTGTTAAAGATGTCGGAATTCATCCTTGTATCAAAATACAAATTACTTTTTATGATTTGTTTTATCTTTAGTGGAAATACAAAAAACAGCCCGTTCAACGAAAGGTGTGCATCCGAATAAATAATCTTCGAGAATTTCCCATCCATTATCATATTCGCCTTTCTTTCACCGAAAAAAATACCACACCGATTGATTTGTCTTGGAGTCAATAATAGTTTCATTCTGTAGTTTCAATACTAATCATATAAATGAATTAATTTTATATGATTTCTAACACTTATGTATTTGTATATTTAGATGGTAAATAAACCAATAGAAAATATATAACAAGAAATATATAACAAGAAATATATAGTCATGTCGGCATTATTAAATATGAATCAAATTAGATATAAATCATGGAAGGGGAAAACGTTGGAACAAGTAGTATCATCCATTCAAAAAAACGAAGGCACACAAACGAATCTCCAAATACATCAGTTGATGCGAGCACAGCCTCTGAAACTCTACCGTAGAGAAATCGCAAGTAACCCATCTAATTCTTGTAATGTGCGCACGTCTACTAAAATCGAAAACATCAATATGCCTGGGTCGACAATAGTGTCTGAAACATACACAGGAAATGGATTGGTAGGTTCATTACACTTAAACGAGTCGACAAATAGCGCAGAGAACCCACCCGCCTGTAAAAGTGAATGTATTTTTTCACCCGAGGCAAACGCGCGCAGACGGGTTCGAAGCTCCGGAATGATACCTAAAAAACACAATATAAACAAGAATAACGACCAATACTGCACAAGCACGAATCAATATTTAGTGAGTCGTAATAGAACTATCAAACAAAACGAATACAACTATATCAGAAAGGGAAATTCTGGTGTAGAACCAGGAACTGGCTTATCCAAATCCAACATCTATAGTCCAGCGGGTCTTAGTCATTGTTATCAACCAGAAGTATCGGCAATTAACAACAACAACCATTTCCAATACTTATGGGTGGATGGTGCCACATATGATGTATTCATTCCTGATGGCAAATATGATGTGGACGCTTTAAATCAAGTGTTTCGCAATCAAATGACAACGAATGAACACTATTTCATTGACAGTTCGGGTAAAAAGGTTTTCCTCTTGAATATTTCGTACAACAATTTAACCGAACAAGTGATTTTGTATGCCACTCCAGATATTTTACAATCGACATATCCGTCACCTTCCTATACCGTTCCTCCTGCGACCTCGTGGTTAACATCTATTCCATATAACGCACCCGGGTCCAACACATTCATCATCATTCTCGACAATCAACTCTCTAAATTATTAGGAACTTTACCTGGTCAATATGGTTCTGGGTCAACATATTCTCAAATGAGACCAGATATTAAACAAAATTATGTCCCTCTTTATTATAAACCGAGTAACCCGGCATTTGGAACTCAGGGGGCTGTGGATAGTAGCACGCGCATTCATCGGCGAAAATATAACACTATTAACGACGTGGCGCACTCTATGGGTGCCGCGTATGGAACTGGAACAGCAAATGCTATGGCGTATGGTGTATCAGAGACGCCTTACAGTTTAAAACAACAAACAGGATTTGAGGATACTGCTGCGCCAGTAATTAAGCCAGACGGTTCTTTATGTGTGAAAAAGAAATTCATCTATCGCTACTAAATATTTACATTTTCAAGCTCGTTGTATAGGAATAAGTTGTTGGGGATATTATTGTAGGGTATTTTATTTGTGATACACCATTGGATTGATTTTTGGATATTTCCTCGCACAATATTATTAATCTTGTCTTGTTTCATTCTGTTGGACATCAGTGAAATGGTGTAGTTGATATTTTTCAACTGGGATTGGCCAAATATAGAGTTATATTCCTCGAGTTTTTGTATGAAATGAAGCGGAATATCTTCTGATAAGAACCGACAATATTCGTAATCATCGCTCAACATTTGATTGAAACAATTGTAGATGTATGGATAAAAATCATCGTGATGTGAATGCAAGAACCCTGAACATACAACGTATTTTTCTGAATTAGCATTTCGACTGGTTTTGGGTTTTATGATGTGGGTTTTTTCGTAAAAGCTTGACAAAAAATACAATAAGTCTATGGTATGCTGCATAAAACAGTCGAAAATCTTTAATACGAATGTTCCTCCTTTCTTTTGTATACATAGCGCATACGCTATTTGCGCGAATAATAATTTGGAAATCGCGTTTTCTTGTTGATTAAAATCAAATGAAAAGTCGAACCCACCATCAGCAGTTACCAGTTCTACGGAAGAATGATATTTTTTTGCCACATATTCAAAATTGTTTATATCCAGTATATTCCCAGTTCCGTCTAATCCGTTTTCTATTGTTACATTTTGGTTTTCATTTAGAAAATGTTTGCTTTTTTTCCAGGCGGGAATATTTGTGTCTGCTTTGTTATCCAGTAGAGTCATCCCTATATACGTGTCTTTACAGTTCCTCCTTTCATTGACAAGTGCTTCTATAAATCCCCCAGGACCTTCGGCTAAATGAAAGGTGATGATTGGGTTTTCATACAGAATACAAAATATGTGTAATATCTCTATCATTTTAAAATATGACCGGGAAAGAGGTTTATACTTTGATATAGGCCGTTTGGTTTGAGGGGTATTCGTATGGATATATTCGTAGGGGTTTGTATATTTCTTGTAAATGTCCCACGATTTATCGATGTTTGTTATTTTTTCCTTTATCTCATACAAATATTTGGCGAGTGTGTGTGATAATGCGATTCTGTTCTCTGTACTTTCATATGATAATTTGGTATATACATTTCTGTTTGATCTTGGTAATAAATAATACGTCATCTAAAGTTGTATATGAAAAAATATTTATATTCATTTTTTCATAGTTTTCATTTTTCATAGTTTTCATTTTCCAACTTTACATTTTTTCAACTCATTTATTTTTTTGTTGGTTTTTTCGACTTTGCTGGTGCTTTTGACTTTGATGGTTTTTTCGACTTTGATGGTGTTACAGTTTCCTTGTCGGTTTCCTTGTCGGTTTCCTTGTCGGTCTCCTTGTCGGTATCCTTTTCAGTTTCCTTTTCGGAATCCTTGTCGGTTTCCTTTTCAGTCTCCTTTTCGGTATCCTTGTCGGTATCCTTTTCAGTCTCCTTGTCGGTTTCCTTGTCGGAATCCTTTTCGGTTTCCTTTTCGGTATCTTTTACGATTTGGATCTTGCGTGTCGATTCCTTAGGTTCAAACTCATCATCGGATGACTCTGAATCCGACAATATGTCCAAATTTTCATTGATGGATTTCAATACAATTTTCGCTTTTAGTTTCGTAATATTCCCCTTTATAGGTGACTGAAGGCGTTGTTCTGTTTCTAAAGCTTCCGCTAATTCCGATTCTTCGTCGTAATCCGTATCAAACATCGACGAATTCTTCTTTGCGTTTAATAATAACTTGGCGATTTTTGCCGCTGGAACAGTGGTGGTTTTCTTAAATATACAGTATCGATTCATAAACGAAAGATTTTTCTCGACAGAAGTCATATGGATAGCCTGTTTGAAATCCTTTTTCAATTTTGGATTCATCTTTACATCGTTTTCAAGTTCCGCGAATAATTCGCCGAAGAGTCCCGAATTTAGCGGTATCCCCATCTGTTTCGCCTCGTCATCAGTAATAAGAGTAAATCCATAGTCTTCCATTATTCTCACAAAGTATTCAAAGTTCACAAGATATTCTCTACAAACTTTATTTATGGATTCTTGGTAAACATCAATCGCATAACCAATTGAATTTTCATCATCAGGAAACCCACTTTCGTCATATTTTTTGATGATTTCACAGATTTTCTTTGTGGGACCATATTTGGGGTCCGTCATAAATGAATACGACTCACCCTTTTCTTTGTCTCTCAACAACTCGAACACGGACTTACCATCGAAACAAGTGGAGATGAAATATCCTTGAATTTTCGTATTTTCCGCAATATTCTGCATAAACCCGTGGAGGATGAGAGGATTTTCAAAGTAATAATGTAAAGCGAACTGACAAGAGGAAATGTTGAATCCGGATTCACCAACACCATATCTCTTGTAGACCCCTTTTCCTAAAACAGTGGCATCTTTTGTTCCCTTTCCAATGAGCGCGTTGATAACCATCTTGTCTTTTTCGCTGGTAAAGCATTTACCATTTCGAATATTTAATCCTGTATTTCCCTGCATAAATACTGCGTAAAACAGTTTGCTTGTCTTTTTACACTCATTCAAGTAACGCACACACGCCCCATCTATAGGATTCATTATGTTTTCACCGTACAAATCGATTCCCAAGACAAACGATAATTTGGAAGATTTCCACTTGGCAATATCGCCTCCCCGTCCTACAGCATAATCGATAAGCGTATCTTCCGCGTTGGCCACACCGGTAATGAGCTTCTTCTTGACAAACAGATTATGAAAGTTTCGTAATGCGATTGTTTTTGATTCGTCGCTGTGGCACTGATTGTAGTATACGTCGCCTTCCCCGATATTGGTCACGTCTGGGATGTTGTTTCCAGAGACAATCATATCTTCCGTGATTTCATTATGTATTGAATGCCAGTTGCTGTTGGCAACGTGATACGCATTACCATATTCGCGCGAACCGGCCAGTAGTTTTTGCGTTTTATCATATCTGACCCTAATAGGTATCCATCTCCATTTCGAATCTTTGGATTTATCGTATCGAAATTCCACAATATTCGATTCTTCGAAATATTCCCCTTCTTCGGTCATCATCAACATATTTTCCCCGTCACATTTCAACATAATATTACACAGTCCAGCGGTTTCATCATATGGACTGGTTGGACGGAACTGAGTGGGTTCATATGTATTCATTTTTTCGTCTTTCAGGCTAGGAGAAGGCAAATTTTCGTGTAAGATATCATTATATGGATTTTCGTAGCCGTGCTTCTTTGGGTCGAACCCACACATTAGAACCAGCGTCTTATATTGTATGATTGCGTTGGAATTATTTGTGGATGTCCCCTCTTGGAATACATTCGATATTTTATCGCGCCCGGATTTATCCTTTTCGACCGACACAAGGAAATCAACTGTGTTACTCTCCACTGGTTTCCATTTGAAAGACATATCCCACGTGGATTTTTCCAACGGTCCAGCCTCACCCTTCTTGTTTGATGCCACTCCTGTCTTCGATGGTGTAAATATCAGTCCATCTGTAATGTATTCGACTAATCCATCTTTAACGGAAGAGAGGATCTCAGAGCATCCCTCAAATATGGTTGTTTGAGGAGAGGTGAAGTAGAATTTTTTACACTCGACCCGTAATCCGCACGCTGGATTCGCTTCAGGTTTTATCATTACAGATTTAAATGTATCTCGGTTCACCCATTTTTTAGTGAGACCGGTTTTAGGGTCCGTAATTTCTTTCCAGCGAATATTGTTTTCTTTTAGAATGGACGATGGTTTCAAAAGAGAGACAAATTTGTTTAGGAGGGGCAGACGATAATCGTTGACACTGAATTTATCTTTTGGATTTCCGTCTTCTTTTTCACCTTCCTCTTTATCGAGAGAATCATACATAAATGACTTGCTCCGAACATTTTTGTTTCCGACGAAATAGATGTCGAACGCGGCATATAGATTGATGAATTTGCGTGTTTTATCATATTTGATATGCTCTCCGTCGATCAAACTCATAAATATGGTTTTTTCTGCCGTTTTACATCCGGTAAAGGTAATATTCATATTTTTATCGATGTAATAAATCCGCCCTTCTTCATTTACGAACAACATCTTACGGTCACCATCGGCTTTGTCTGTAACAGAATAATCTTGGCGTATATTGGGGACATTAGTATCCGAGTTGTCTGAGACTATATTCTCTAATTGTAATGTGTATGAGTCAGGACCGATGAAGTTGGCCGGAGACATTTTTTTGAATCCATCGGCGGCGTCTTTACCGTGCAACATAGTCATATATGATTTGAAAATGCTATTGCGTTCCGAAAAGGGAATGGGATAATTCGACCCCTGTATTCCGCTCAGTGTCATACGAATACATTTTCTTAGTGCCCCCATAATTTGTTCGCCTGATTCATAATTGGTTCCCATTCCGACGCGTCTATTGTCTAGTTCAAGTTCTATTTCATAGGATGGAGTATTTTCAAACACCTTTGAATCTTGTATTGTGTATGTTAGTATAGGCACTTTGTTTGACTTTTTATTGGTGCGAATGATACTGATATCCACAAACACCGGTAATTCAGGGTGTTCGAATCTTACACGATTAATATTACGAAAGTTCTTCTTGTTATCCGTCCATTTAGACACGATGTTGGTTATGAAGGGAGATGTGATATTGAAATCTTGTTCAAACTGATAAGCCACGCGGAAATTCATATCGTTAAAGTCGATGGGTCTTTGAAACTTGCCATCTTCCCCTTTTGGTGAAGTCTTCTTTGTGAATTTGACTTTGTTTGTGTGTTTCAATGAATTCAACGCGATTTTATCCAAACTATTCGACTTACAATATTCTTGTATCATATCCACACCCAACAACTCAGCACGAATATTCGATACGCGAACTTGTCCGGTTTGTTTATCCGTGTATTCGGAATAAATTCTCAACATTTCCATTCCATCCGCATTTTTGGTGAAGAATCCTTGAGACATAATTTGTTTTACTACATTATCATAGTCCAATTTCGAAATCGGTCGCCCCCCTCCGTATTTTGTATTAATCCCAAACCTCAATTCGAATTCCTTGGTTTTTCCGTCGACACGTAATGATGGATTTCCACCTTCTAAATATTTGTCGATTCGTTTGGCAAATTCAATCTTCAATTCGTCGGCATCTTTTTCTTTATTGTCTTTATTATTGTCGTCTTTGTTGTCTTTATCTGAGGTGGAATTGTTTGATTTCAATTCCGCGGTTGACATGATAAAAATGTATGATATAATATGTATTCATATATTTTTGAATTTTTAAATCAATTTTTTCTACTGTGATTTATATTCTCTATTTGCAAGTGGCCCAAACGCAATAGTGATTTATTTCATGATATAGCTCATTTTTCTTCTTCCCCACACAATCTATATTCATTTTGAACGATATTTCGCGCAGTTCATCTGTTTTATATGACGATAACCCTAGAAGAGGCTTATTGTATTGGTGGAATTCGTGTTTAGTTCTGCGAATTTCGTCTATGAATTGGGGTTTATCGCTGATCATACACAACTTGTATTTCGTTTTTTGTCGTTCGTTGTCAGTAACCGCATATTCTAATATAATGGGGTCCTCGTCTACACTATCAGACTCTTCGACCTTGATATACATATTCTTTTCTCCATGGATTAAATAAATGGTTCGTTTGTAATATATCACTAAAGCAATGAACCCCAACAAACTCGTTTTATCCTGAATACACATAAATTCAGACATTATTTCTTGGACCTGACCATTCGTAATCTTTTGATTACTATTTTTCAAAAGCTTCGTGTTATGGCTACGAAAGTATTCCACAATCTTTTGTTTTTCGCTGGTTTCTCTATTTGAATATCGATGGCCGATTTGTAAATAGTCGTTTTCTCCGTAAATTTCATAATATATACACCAAAAAAGTGTATCTGGGTGTTTCGGAACAAATGCGTATTTCGATGCGACCATATTTTGATTCGGCGGTTCTGTTATTGGGATTTGTAGTTCTGATGTAGGTTGTGTTGGTGATTCTTTAAGAGTCATCATAAACAAATTATTAAGACCCTCTTTGGCATTAGTGCACATATATGGATGTAGTGGAGACACGTCGAGATTATCAAATTTATTATTTTGGTAAAAAATTTGATATAAAAATCGTAAACTAAAATTATCTACGTGATAAGGGTCTTTCTCTCTGCGATATGACATATTGCTTTGATTAGACTTGGTAACTATACATATTTACCGAATTACCTTTATCTTCTTTTTCTAAAAAAAATGTATTTTTAACGTCTTCTTTCTTCGTCTCTAAATCTATCAACAAGTCTTCTTGCTGGTTCAAGTAATCTAAATACTTGACAATTTCATCAATGATACATTCAGGTAGAAGCGCCATATTCACGAAAACGCCATTCTTATTTTCATTATGGTTATTGTGTGTGGAAGAAGTATGAATTATACGCAAAATTTGGATATGATGATGTTTGTCTAATCCTTCGATCTTCTTCTTAATGCCTTCTAAATCCATTATAGTAATATTATACTACTATATATTAGTGTTTATATTGTTTGATTCTCCTTTCAATCATCGAGTATTTGTAACGATGGTTTTTGATTCGACCTTTCTATTGAAATGTCAACTAACTTCCCAATTGCCGAAACGTGTTCATCATTCAATTCAAATCTCACACCGATAATAGATACAATTATCTTGGTGTTTTCTCGGACTGTTTCATACAGACTATTCATTAAATGGTGGTCACGGGCCACAAATATAATAATAGGCACATTTCCTTTTCTGTCTACCACTTCGGCGTGAATACCTGCTTTGGTAACACTCTTACAAGTACATTCTACCTTCATATTTTCTACCGGATGACATATCATACATTCGTAACTACATATATATTCAACACTATCGCCGTTGACTTTTCCAGACGAATAATTTACGATTTTCACAGTAGCGGGTTTGGTGTATCCTTCCACTGAACACCTTCCTTCGACTAGAGACGCGATTTTTTTCTCTAAATTTTGCTTCAAATGTTTCCCAATATTGTTGATGGACAATATCACCTTCATAGTGAGAAGACTTGGAATATATGGTTCATATATTTCGTGCGGATTGTTTGATTTCTTGTTTACTTCCATTTGTATATAGATTATATAGATATATGAATCAAATATATTTATATGTATTTATATTTGATATTAAATGAATCAATTTTTTAAATTTGTTAGTTTTACCACATTATTATAGATGGCATGTTCGAAATCCATGAAGTAAACTTTATCGGTGGTATCAGTCAAATATCTAGATAAAAACTCTAACACAACACATAACGCGTGTTTGTCATAGCGGTCTATTTCAGTATCCTTCGACACATTTTTAATATGATTTAATGATAATATTTTAGTTATTATGTCGTTCTTAGCTGCGCTGGATGCCTTCGCCCCCATATTATTTCTCACCTGAGTAAAGTCTTTGATCTTAAATACTACACCTTGGTTCTTGAATTCATAGAAAAAACCCATCAACTTTGTATGTATTGTCTGTAAATCAACTGTAAGATTTTTTTTCATCGCGTCTTCAATATCTTGTTTATCACTGTATGTTGCTTCTCCAAATTCCTTTGTCGTCTCATCATATACAACGAATGTATTCTTGGATTTAACCGCCATTAAAAACACGTATTGATTTTGAGAAGCTATTAGGAATTTTTTACTGTCAAAATAAGTTCTAATGTATCCTTCGTATTTTTTCTTGATATTTTTTTCTTTAGAAACCGCGTTGGGTTCTGTTTGTTCCTCTATTTCAGGAAAATATATATTTTTTATGAGTGTTTGTTTCTCTGGGATTCCGAGAACATCCAACCAATGAAATATAATATATTTGGTGATAGTTTCTCTTGGGATTTCATATTTTTTTTCCAGAATATAAATAATAGTATTTGTATATTTGTAAATATTATATTCCCCAGAGTACATCGACATTCCCTTTTTATAAACCAACATAATATTCTCATATATTTCCGTCATTAATGTATCATACGTTTTCACAGATAATGTTTCTGACTGTTCTTCAATCTGTTTTGGGTCCTCTTTTGGGTCCTGTTTTGGGTCCTGTTTTGGGTCCTCTTTTCTGTATGCTTTCACAGAAAATTCTTCTGGGATTTCGAGAACCAATGTCTCATTTTTGTATGGAACGGGTGTTTCTCGTTCATAAACAGACGCATATTCATCACCTATTTCAGATGGTTGAAACGCATAATACAACCCTTTATTTATTAAATACCCTTTTCGACCATACTTGTCTACTAATTCCGTCCGATTATTTATGAATTGCGAAAGAGAATAAAATGTGTGTTCAATCGGGTATCTTCTATAGAAGTTAATTCCGGATATTAAGTGGTCTCTGCTATAGACCGACCGGTCTTTAAATATTTCTCGAATCCGTTTCGATATACCAATGGATGTATTTTGAATATAAACATCAGTATAAGTATTTTTTATGAGCTTGGAATCATCTTTTTCCATTTTCGACCCACTGCATTTGAAAACGCAATTGTCCATGTAATCACATATGTCTGTATATGGTTTGTCTCCTGGATTGAATTTGATTCGTTTTCCACTGGATAGATTAATATGTATATTTTGGTTCTCAATTATTTTCGAGATTTCTTCTTGTGTGAAATTCGTCTGAGAAAGATTGAGATGACAATCAACAGCCACCTCTTTCAACAATCGTGTTATACGCCCAATTCCGATGGCCTTCTTTTCCGCAACTCTATATACATAAAGGTCGGCCATTTCTATGTCATTCTCTTCTGTTTTTGTTCCGTGTAAATATATTTCGACATTTCTCTCTTCAAATGGTAATTTACAACAACTAAGATGTCTTACACCACGTCCAATAATCTGTTCATTTCGATTCATGTTATACCAAGGATCTAAAATGTGGACTTGTCGGATGTTTTTGAAATCCAGTCCTTCATTGGCCGCTTTCGATATTAAAATTACCTTGACCAGCTCACCATTTTTATTATCAGGGGATGTTATGTATTTAATGTCTTCACCGTTATTTGGCGAGAAATGCCTGTCTCCGGTAATCATCACATATTTTGCTTGCTTAAATGATGAAGTAACTTGGCCTTCCTGTAAAGTAGAGGAGTCTATTGGAGAACATGGTGGAGTTTTGAATAAATTCTTTGTATAATGTGCGCTACCGTACCTTGCAAATCCCATTTCTTCCAACGCCAATGCCAAAGGGACAATACCACCATCAATGAATTGAGAGTATATCAAAACTATACCCGTTGACTTCTTAATAATATCACAAATATTGGATATTTTATGACTATATTTAGAAATCTCCGGACTCGAAAATACACGACCGTATTCTTTCAACACACCGGGTTTATATTCATAATTGTAACGAAGAGGATATGGATTTTCTTGTTGCTTCATCGTCATAGTGTTATTTAGCCCTTCTTTTCCTATATAGGATGAAATCACGGCCTTGCGTTTTTCTTGGGACAATTTTTCGGTGGTTTCAGTCAAAGAATATTTATCCAACACCTTGTTTGGGTACACTATATTCAAAGCCTCCATGGGGGCCAATAATAAAGTATACCCGAAACCTTCCATATTTTCGAAACTAGGCATATGTATGGAAGCCCCGGTGCTCGTGTTCTTATCATACGACCGGTTCAGCATATCTTTCATTATAAAATCATACCCACGATTTTGATATTCAGAAATTGTATTGGTATACACTGGAACGTGTTTGATAGGTACGTCTATTTCTGATAAGTTCATTTGTTTCTTGGGATACTGGTCGGGGCTGATTGTATGCTCAGGCGCAAATACTTCCGGGTACACACGATAAGGAAATGTAAACGGATTTTCGCCACGGACATACGACACATAACCCTTCAATTTCCTCACTAGGAGTTCTTTTCCCCCTTCTCTGTTTGCAGTACCCTTTACAAAATCACCCGATTTATCAAACACATCACTTTGTTTTATTAGTGCGCGTTTGTCATTTGCGCTCAATAAATTGGTCAACCAGATTATTTCCGCGTATGAATTATACATTGGTGTGGCCGACAATACCAACAAACGCATATCATCTGATTTATTTACAATCTCATTCAATAATATGGTGGTCCTTTTATTTTTATTAGTATCTGTAAGACGCAGATTGTGAACTTCGTCAATGATTACAAGCCGTTTATTGAATAAATGTTTAATATTTTTTAATCGACGGAGTTTAGATTCTTCGGGTGAAAGACCACTGTCACTTGAAACACTTATATGACGGTCTATGAAATTCGCAAATTCACCATATCCCATAAACGCGTATGACTTTTTTATTATTATCCGTATTTGTTGTATGATCCGCTCTCTGGTATCTCCCATTAGATTTAATGGGTTCACCTCATTCAATAACTGATTTCCAACACAAGAATCTATATTCCATACTCCGCCAGTTTGTTCAAGTTTCCGTTCATCAAATAACTGAATACGGAAATTCTGTCGAACATTGGGAGACGCAATCACTATTGTTTGTCTATTGTGACCGGATTGTTTCATAAATGCGCGAGATTCTTCGGCAATACCAATAGCGCTACACGTTTTTCCTGTTCCCAATCCGTGATACAATAAAAGCGTATTATATGGTGTTTGAAAAGATAAAAAGTTTTTCACAAATAGTTGATGGGGACTCAATTCGAAACTTGAATTACAAATTTTGTCTGCTTCCTTCATTATTGATACACCTTCAATAGTTCCGTTGTATTTTGTATCCGCAAACTCTTTGCGTCTGGCAATTTTCTTAGAAAAATCGTATTCTCCCAAAATTGGATAAAGCGTGCTTTCTGTTGATTCTGCCTGAATCGCTTCTGTTCTCTCTTTTTCGAGTTGATTCGATATTGAAGTCTGTATTGGAGATGAGATTTCTGTTTGTATGACTATATTTTCTTTGTCTTCTATCTTGCCTAGGTCTTCCGTCTCTTGGTTTTCCGTCTCTTGGTTTTCCGTCTCTTTGTCTCCATCTTCATTTCTTACAATTTCTTGATTTTGAGTATATCGAACCATTTCAATTAAAGGTGTATTAGATGAAGTTTGATTCGAGTCTACGTTGATTTCCACCGGTAAGAATTCCATCTTTTCTTGCGTCTTGATAGTCTCACATATTCCCGTTTTACGATTACGTCTCTGACCTGTAGGACAGTTCTTCTTCTTAGGTTGTTCTGGTAAAAGGAGACCGGTATCTTCGACCAAACTTTTGGAAGGTTCCACGATGGTATCTTCGACCAAACTTTTGGGAGGTAATTCTATTTTCTCTATCAGCAAAGTTTTATTTTCTTTGTTAATTGGTTGACAATCTCCAGTTTTTCTATTTCTTCTGGTTCCATCGGGGCATTTAGGTTTTTTAGATTGCATAGTTTTATAATAGTATGATAAAATATATTATACTATTTGAACCCCCGTTCACGAATACATATAATTGGTTACACAGTAATTAACGTTTTTGATGACATTTTTTTTCTCTAAATTATAATCTCGAATACACTCTAAACACTCTGTATATGTCTTCCACTCGATTTTACTCACCTCACTTCTATCATATTCTATTGATGGGTCTCTTTTGGTAGTGAATTGATTGGTCATACACATTAAATAATATCGATGCTTGTAAGATTTGTAATTAGACCCACTGAAAATTTCTTCAAAAGGCATTAAATTATCAACCACGTTAAAATTGGAACTATTATACCCGGTTTCTTCTGAAAATTCGCGCAGAGCACAATTCATATCATTCTCGTTTACATTTCTACGACCTTTAGGAAATCCCCATTCGGGTTCGTGCCAAATGCGTTTTTGGTTTGATAGGTCTATGAGTGTTTGTAACGAATATTGGTTATCTTGTAAAACAACTCCCTCTTTCAATATTTTCATTTTTTCTGAACTATCGAAATACTCATTCGAGTATTTATCCTGTGTATTATCACTTTTCCATAATTTCATCCATAAATCTTGGAAACTTTCCTCCAATAACGATGTTTTTTCTTTCAACGTCATCTCACATAATATATTCAAAATGTAGTCTTTATTGTAAATATTGTATTTCCCTCTCATAAAATCCACATATCCCAGTGTATCCTTCCTACATATCATCAAATATCGGATATTACCATCTTCTATAGAACGTTGAAAAGCAATGATACCTGTGCTTATAATGGGAAGCTTACATTGATGATATATGTGGCCATATTTACCACAATTATTGCAGTGGTCAACAAGTGTATTATACCTCTGTTGTTGATAATTATTCGTATGTTTGATCATCACAATGAACTTGTTGGTAAAAAATTCGATGAAACTAATTGAATATAATAAATCGTTTCTATATACTTTATTTTTCACGGAATATATCATGAATAAAATCCCTCAAGATAAGGTTCTAAAGGCAGAAACGTGGGGTCCTAAATATTGGTTTTTTATGATGACTTTGGCGATATCTTACCCTGACTCTCCGAACAAAGTGACAAAACGAAAATATTATGATTTCATACACAATATACCATTGTTTATACCTGACAGTGAAATCGGCGATCGTTTTAGTAGATTACTGGATAAGTATCCTGTAGTACCATATTTAGACAATCGAGAATCTTTCATTCGATGGGTTCATTTCATACATAATAAGGTCAACTATATGCTGGGGAAGGAAGAAATTTCCTTTTCGGCGGCTTTAGAAAATTACTTGGCGGAGTATCGGCCTAAACCGGTTTATTTGTCAGACAAAATCAAGGTTCGTAAATACTGGATATTTGCCAGTTTCATAATGATCTGCGCGATTCTAATATGGTATTTTTGGGTATGATTATTATGTGTGATATTTTGTATACACATGAGAGTTGAAATTATTATATTCATCATCACAGTATTCCTGATATCTAATTTATATTACGATGGAAAATTGGTGAAAAAAATGTTTACCTGGAAAAAGTATTATCAAATGGCCGGAATTGGATTAGGAGGATTATTTGTATATTATATGGTAAAAAAGAATCCGTTGAATGCGGGCCAGATGCTTTCTACGACAAACGACTATCTAAGATATTTACCCATTGACAAAGGAACCACCAATTTATTGAATCCAATTTTAGATTTTACATCGAAACAAAATTACAGCAACGATGAAGAAATGAATACTTTGGGGAATTTCATCGTGCATCAAGATAACAACGTCGGTGGATACGAAAAAAAGATTATGAACTCTGGAAAAAAAGCCACAAAACGGTCCGTCAGTGAAACGAAAAAGAAGTTTGTGGCGTCGAGACAAAATTGGAAATGCGGTGATTGTCAGAATCAACTGAATGCGTGGTTTGAAGTAGACCATAAAATCCGTTTAGAATACGGCGGAAGCAACCACATCGATAATTTAGTAGCCCTTTGTAGAGATTGTCACGGAAAAAAAACCACAATCGAAAATCTATGATGAAACAAATATTATATATTTTATACGCGCATATATATAATACCAACAATGGAAAAATCCCCGTCATTTTTTACACAGATTACCAATACATTGAACTATTTGAAATTACTCATAAATGACTCTATTACAGGCATCAAACAAAATCTACCACTGTCGATTATAGTATTATTAGGAGTATTTGTTGTATATCAATCGGATGTGGCATCCAACGACCCTTACGCTTCTACACAAAATTTGTATTCCTATATATTCACCATCATTATTCCCATCATATCAATATTTTTCTATATGATATTTGTATCCTTTGATGGACCTGTCATCTCTTATTTAATCGGAGGAACAGGTGTGTTTGTTTTAGTGTTTGCTGTGGGGTTTTGGCTCCTCAATAGTTTCATGACGAAATATATATTGAATGTCTATGTGTTGTATATAATATATGCTCTCCTTGCGGTGGTTCTCCTAACACTATGTTACAATGTATTGAAAAAACACTTGGTAAAAATGAATGGCTACGTCGGGTTTTTAGCGAATTTATTGTTTTATATTCCGTGTATGCTCGTGGATGCTATCAAATATTTGATGGGCGACTACTATTCCACGCCAAGGTCAATCGTCATTTTGGTAGGAGTTGAACTCGCACTTTTATTGGTGTACTTTTTGATCATTCCATTTATTAAAAAGCAAGTATCTGGTGACGCGTTTCCGCTATTAAAGGAACCGGCGTTTTTAGATATGTATGTGGAAATTGACCGACAAATGAAACAAGATAAACCGCATATGATTGAAGACCCCGAGTATAAATCTGACAGTATTTATAACAATATATACAACGCTTCAGAATCCAACATATCATACAGAAAAACTTATGCTATTTCTTTGTGGACGTATCTGAACCCGATGCCACAAAATAAGAAGGGCTACGACAAAGAGACCACAATATTTCAATACAGTTCGGACCAAAATAAGGGACATCCTAAGATTACTTATAAAAATGTCGAAGGGGAAGACCAATATTTTTTATACTTTTCAGAATCCGGGGAACCATACAAGGTGAAAATGCCCCAACAAAAATGGAATAACATTATTTTCAACTATAAAAGTAGTAGCACCGTGGACGTGTTTGTCAATGGAAAGATTGAGCGAACCTATACATTTAGTAATTCCGATATGCCGGTATATAGCGACAACGATGTAATAGCGATTGGACCAGACCGCGGAGAAGAAGGCGTATATGGGTCCATTAGTAATATTGTGTATTATCCATATTATTTATCGAAACATCAAATCACAACCCTTTACAATATAAACTTTATGAAAAACCCGCCTATGTATGAATAATATGTTGGATGAAATAAATATATTTATATACAGTATATTATGAATATCCTAATCATAACTTTAGTAGTTGTAATATTATTGATTCTATTATACATCTATATTTCTTTTAGTAAACAACCAACCGTCGTGAAGAATCTTTATTTGAATGGTCCTGATATTACACCAGTTCCATCGAAAGATATCAAAACACCATACTCCGCGTTGTATAGTGTAGGAGTTTGGGTCTATGTGAACTCATTCACCCGAACAGGCACTCCATTCATTACATACGGAAACAGCGCTAATAATGGGTCAAGCGATTCCAACCCTTGGTTATTCGATTTACGACTGGATGATAGAACTCCAACACTTTATACCGATATTGCTGTTGGCACTCAGGCCGCAAATAGCAGTGAATCCATAGTGATTTCGAATAATTTCCCCATTCAAACTTGGGTGTATGTTGTTGTTGCTGTTTCTAGTAATTACGTCGACATTTATATGAACGGAAAACTGGTAACATCCAAGAAACTTACCGTGCCATCGATGTCCAATGCCGCCACCGATAAGCCTACATTTACATTCCGAAAGTCAGATATATACTTGAGTAATTTGTATAGATGGGATTATCCACTGGACCCTCAAACCGTGTGGACATATTATACCAAAGGAAATAGTGCGTCTAAAGGAGGACCTAATTCTAAAACAAGAACCACGAAAATGCATATGAATATTAATCTTCAAAAAGATTCGCGAAATTACACATATTCCATTTTCTAATACCACGAAAAAACAATTGTAATGTATGTAAAATATATTACAATTTATCCGGTTTGCCGGAATCGAACCAGCGACATTCCGATTTATGGTTTAACTGCTACAGTCGAATGCTCTACCAACTGAGCTAAAACCGGACATTATAATTAATTAAAACCTCTTTATATATGTTTTCGTACTATTCAATTGACGTATGAATATAATATGTGTGATTTTTATATAAGAATTCTATATAATTAAATGGATAACAGTCAACCACCAAGTGTAGACACACCAAAAGCTAATGAAGGGGGAATTCTAAATTCTGTGATGAGTAATTTAAATCAAAGCAATGTTAATAGTGAGGTAGACTCGGCACCAAGCGGGTTTATGGAGTCAAACACATTAATCGCCAAGATGGGATTTATAATAATAGTCGTTGTTTTATTCATGGTATTAATGAATTTAGGAATTTATTTGCTCGGATATTTCACGTCTCCATCAAATAATGTGCTTTTGATTGACGGCCAACTGCCTGGAAACAAGGATTTGATAATCAAACAAAACCCGAATGATAAATCTTCCAAACTAATTAAAAGGTCTAACAACGAAGATACCGGGATTGAATTCACGTGGTCTACCTGGTTATTGTATAATGTAATTGATGGCGATACTACTTCCACATTTAGACCAGTATTTGTCAAAGGAGATGGAAAGAAACACGATAAATACGCTTCAGTGAATCACGGACCCGGTGTATATTTTGGACCCGGTGAAGACGCAAACTCTAACACGTTATACATACTAATGGACACCGTTGCCAACCCATCTACCCGTGTAAGAACCAATACAGAAATTATCAAAATCGATAATATTCCTATTTCAAAGTATTTCCATTTAGCCGTAAGATGTCAAAACAAGTATATTGATGTATATGTTAATGGTTCAATTGTTTTTAGGAATAATTTAGTCGACGTTCCTAAACAAAATTACTACGACGTTCATATTTCACAAAACGGGGGGTTTAGTGGATATATATCGAATTTACAGTATTTTGAGAAATCCTTATCCGTGACAGAGATAAATAGAATTGTTACTGCGGGTCCTAATCTCAAGAACGCAGATAAGAATACCGGGAAACACGATTCTACATATTTATCTAACATTTGGTATAACTCTTTCATCCATTGAAACGAATAAATACTTACTGGAAAACTTACAAAAATAAACTATATATTTCTATTTATATAGTATATAAATGAGTTCCATCAATACTAAACCTTTATATCAAGCAAAGGGTGAATTGATTGATGCTGGTATTATACTGAATAGAAGTAAAGACGTCAAACACTTATATTTAAATGATACGAATACTTCGCAAACAGTCCTCAATACCACTACGAAATCATTGAATACGACGCAAATCGAAGTTCAATATTCCAAAACGAAATCAAAAATCGACATTGATATCGAAATGAAAAACCCAGTAGATCAATCTCTTGTTGGAAATATTCAAGTCCCTAGGACGCTATATATCGCTGCTGGAAACGACACGCAGAACAAAATGCTATGGTCATACGACGGCAAAAAAGACTGGGTAGGTTCTACCAACATTTTTAGTTCAAACGCGTATTCTGTTGCGTCAAACGGTAGTCTATGGATTGCTTCAGGAGAAGGGGCTCAAAACACTCTCGCGTATTCTTTTGACGGGTGTGTTTGGGAAGGATTGGGAAATTCGATATTCACACAAGAAGCCACCGGTGTGGTCTATTATAATAATATGTGGGTGGCAGTCGGAAAATCTACGAACACGATTGCTTATTCTACTAACGGATTCGAATGGACCGGTCTGGGAATGAGATTTAGTAATGCTGGATTGTGTTTGAAACATAATGGTTCGCGATGGCTCGCTGGAGGAGATTCCGCAGGAAATAGCTTCGCATATTCAGATGATGGTATTAGTTGGACCACCGTAGATTGTAGTCTGAATGTTGTCAGGGACATCGCATACAGCGATTCTGTCATTATTGCTGTAGGAGATAAGACAGATACTACTTGGCAAAATATTAGCGATTCTATACCTGACTGGAATGGAAGCTTCGAAGACGATGATCTAACACCATATTTAACATCTGGTCAAGGCTATAAAAAGCTGGGTGATGATGGACCCGCGACTTTAACGGGATGGGCATTCACTACTGGTTCTCACGCGACTTCTGGTCCAACACTATTTAGAGGAAATACATATAACTCTGGAGACCCGCCATTACACGGACAACAATCTATAGGATTACGCTATGGACAAGAAATATCGAAAATCGTTTCCGGGTTGATTATTGGTAAAGTGTATAAAATTTCGTGGCAAAGACATATACGTCAAGATGACCAGCCATCGTATTGTATATTATTAGACACAGAAGCCAACATCCTCTTTAGCGAAACCCCATCGTCGCCTGTTGGCGCATCGACAATTGCAGAGAGATACAAAGAGGTTACATTTGTAGCAACCGCAATAGTTCACACAATCAAGTTCAAACACTTAGTAAGCACCGATAAAACAGTTTATATTGATAATGTCGAATTATACTTGGATCTAGACAGTAGAAACAATATGGCGTATTCTCAAGACAATGGTATTACCTGGACTCCCACATTGATTAGCAATGTAGTTAATGTCAACGGTATAGCCAAAGGCACCGATACTTGGGTTGCACTGGGACAACCGCATTCATCCACTCCCACAATCATCGACTCCCCACCAATGATGTACAGCCAAGATATTTTAGGTATTTCTAATTGGACGGATATTTCGAATTCACTCTTATCATCTTCTGGAAATAAAGTCATTTGGAATGGTCAAAAATTCATTGCTGTTGGAGAAGGCAATACAAATACAGTCCTCATTTCAGATGATGGAATCAATTGGACCGGCAAAGGGTCTTCGGTTCTCCCATTAAAAGCAAATCAAATCAGTTACGATGGAACAAAACTCGTCGCAGGCGGAGCGAATGATTCGACCGGGAATAATATGGCGTATTCTTTGGACGATGGAATCAATTGGTTTCCTTTAAATAGCACAACCTCTATTTTTTCCGGGAAAGCCAACGACATCGAATATAATGGAACCCACTGGATAGCTACAGGTGAAGGCCTCGTAAATACATTGGCAATCTCCGGAAATGGACAAAACTGGAAAGGGTTAGGTAAAACCACTTTTTCGGTTCGAGGTAATAGTGTATATTTTGATGAAAGAACCAGCAAATGGGTGGCTCTTGGTCAGGGAACAAACACAATTGCGTATTCATACAATTCCTACTTTTGGACGGGATTAGGAACAACCATCTTCTCTGTTCAAGGTAAGAAAACAGTATCCAACGGAAGTATTTGGGTAGCGGTTGGAGAAGGAACGAATACACTCGCATATTCTTATGATGGAATCAATTGGACCGGATTAGGAACATCGGTGTTTTCTGTAAGAGGAAATGACGTTGTGTGGAGTGGCGTGAAATGGAATGTGGTGGGAGAAGGAACGAATACAATGGCATATTCTTATGACGGGATTAACTGGGAGACGAATGTTACAAATAATGTCTTGACCAACCGAGTAAACTCCATTGGGTATTTCAATAATATGTGGGTTGCTGGCGGAGATGGTGTTAGTGGAACGAAACCATCTGTTGCTATAAACCCAGAAGGTAGTTGGAACGCATTAGGAACTGTGTTTGAAGCCGAACGTGTTGGAGATCAATTAGGAAATGCAGTCTCTTTATCTGGTAACGGAACTATACTTGCAATAGCTTCCAGCTACAACGATCCACCAATAGGAGGTGTGGACCCAGCATTTCCAAGAATGATTGAAACAATCGCTGGAACGGGTAGTTCAGGATATTCTGGAGATGGGGGAGCGGCAACAAGTGCTCAAATCAACGCTTGGGTGAGAGCCTTTTCTATATACAACAACTGTATGTATATCGGTGATTTAGGAAATAGCCGCATTAGAAAAATCGACTTATCAACAAACATCATAACAACCGTCGCAGGAAATGGTCAAAACAGTTATTCAGGAGATGGTGGTTTAGCTATTAATGCTGCTATCGGTAGGCCAGAAGGGTTTGGTGTGGACAAATTTGGAAATATGTTCATAGCTTCAAACGGTGGTGGTGGAAGTTACAAAATGCGAAGAGTGGATGTCAATACAGGAATTATCGAACTGTATGCTGGAGATGGTACGGCTGGTAACTCAGGAGATGGAGGTCTTCCTATAAATGCCCGTATCGGACTTGCTTATCAGATTGATTTTGATAGTGAAAACAATATGTATTTCAGTTCATACAACCACGGACATATTAGAAGAATTGATTATCAAACACAAATTGTATCCACTATTATGACTGGTTTAGGTATTGTTATTGATATTGCGATAGATATACAGGATAATGTATATGAAGTTGGATACGACCATAAACTTCGTAAATGGGATAAAACCACGAATCAAGTTACTGTTCTTGCTGGGTCCAGCAAGGGCGTTAGTAGTTCAGGAACACAAGACCCATCTATAGGGGATGGTGGTGATGCTTCCAGTGCGAAATTTAATCATCCAAGTGGAGTTGCTGTTGCAAGTAATGGTGATATTTATATTTCTGATTCCAACAATGTGAGAATACGCAAAATCGATGCTATCACAAATATTATTTCTACGGTAGTTGGTGATGGATACGGCGCTACCAGCGGTGGAGTTCCAACAAGTGTGTCTAGTGGGGACGGAGGGGACCCAAGTGACGCCACACTCCGGTATCCGCAAAATATAGGGTTCGATGAACAAGGAAGATTGTATATTGCCGATTATGGGAAAATCCGAAGAGCATACTTCCCTTCAACGCATATTGCCAACGCCGGACACGTTCGTCTATATCAAAATTCGGCTGGTTCGTGGGCACAAGTTGGAAGTGACATTGATGGTACCGTAGAAAACGATTTTACGGGGACTTCAGTTTCTTTGTCATACGATGGAACTACAGTTGCTATTGGCGTCATTGGACATAGTGGAACAGGTCTCACAAATAATGGATGTGTAAGAGTGTACAAAAAACAGATGGGAGATTGGGTCCAGGTCGGGTCGGATATTGAAGGCGATAGTACAAATGACAACTTTGGTATATCCGTAGCTATTTCCCAATTTGGAACAATTCTTGCTATCGGTGCAACTAATTACCAAGGAGGGAATAATGGATACGTAAAAATATATGAAAAACAGTCTGGTGTTTGGAATCAAATAGGGAGCACGATAGTTGGTTCCGGAGCCTCTGATAGACTTGGAAACACGGTGTCGATTTCTTTAGATGGTTCCATCGTCGCAATTGGAGCGAAAGATAGCACGACTGTTAATGGAACACAATCCGGTGAAGTGTCCGTATATAAGAATATCGCGGGGACTTGGACACAGTTCGGCAATAGTATAGTAGGCTCCGGGGCCAACGAAAATTTAGGATATTCAGTTTCATTATCTGAAAATGGACAAATACTTGCGGTGGGCGCATACAATGGAGACATTATTCAAACAGATTCAGGGCACATTTCCCTTTACCAATATGTCACTGAAACCACTTCTTGGGAAAAACTTGGCAATGATATTGTAGGATACGAATCAAATGAACATTTCGGCAGTTCACTCTCCTTGTCCAGCGATGGAACAACCGTCGTTGCCGGGTCATATAATAGCGATGTTGGAGGAACAGATATTGGATATGTGAAAGCATACAAACTTATCGAAGGATATTGGAGACAAATCGGAAGAAAACTGGTGGGACAAACCGCCGGTGATAAATTCGGGTTTTCCGTATCTACCAATTCCGATGGAAGTAAAATCGGTGTAGGATCCACTGGATTTGATAACAATAGTGGTAGCGTTTCCACTTATCAAATTCAAAACGCATATATGGGAGGAGAAGTGGGCATTGGTCACACATTAGCATATTCTCGAGATGGTATCGAATGGACAGGATTGAACGCAGATGTTTTTTCTTCTCAAGCACACTCCGTCTATCATAATGGCGAATATTGGGTAGCTGGTGGCGAAGGAAACAACACGATGGCATACTCCGCATCTGGAACGACTTGGACTCCCATCACAGAAACCACTTTCGGAGATTCGTGTATGAGCTTAAAATCAAACAGAAATATTCCGTCCATATCATTGAAAGGAGACGTGTTAGCATTTGGAAAAGGCACAAACACAATCGCAAAATCTAAAGATGGAATAAGTTGGACCGGGAAAGGTGCCAGTGTTTTCACCGAATATGGTAAAAATGGGTTTTGGAATGGAAAAATGTGGGTTGCTGTTGGGAAAGGAACCAACACATTAGCAACATCCATCGATGGTGGTGAAACGTGGTCTGGAAAAGGAACTTCAGTATTTTCCATTCAAGGAAATGATGTGATTTATGGCGATGATAAATGGGTTGCTGTTGGAAGCGGAATACATAAGTTTGCGCATTCCACAGACGGAACAACTTGGACCGGTATCGATAATGCAGTCTTTGTTTCTCAGGCCAACAAAATCGCCTACAACGGGTTGTTGTGGGTTGCTGTAGGAAAAGGCGGAAATACCATCGCAACATCCACCGATGGCATCAACTGGACGGGTCGCGGTAAAACTATTTTTTCAATTGAAGGAAATGGTATTGTTTGGACTGGGTCTGTTTGGGTCGCTACTGGTAGCGGAACAAACACTATTGCGTACTCGAGTGATGGTATTGTTTGGACTGGACTGAGCACTTTAATATTCTCTTTACAAGGAAATGGTCTATCTTACAACGGGGATTTGATAGTGGCAACTGGAAAGGGAACAAACACAATTGCTTGTTCAGTGGACGGTATCCATTGGGTTTCACAAGGGGCACTTGTTTTTAGTGAAGAGGGAATAAGTATAGATTGGACCGGAGAAAAATGGATCGCTACCGGTATTGGAAATACAAACACTTTAGCATATTCTTCAAATGGATTTGTATGGACGGGCCAAGGAAAAACCGTGTTTACGATTGGAGGAAATGGGATATCATCCAACAATCCATTACAATATAACAGACCCGTTGACCAAATCTTTGAAGAACAAATACTGTTTTCAACCAGTTCAAATTTAGAGGGTGATGTATCAATCAAAGTGGAATATTAATCATAAACTTAATAAAATCATAAACTTAATAAAATCATAAACTTAATAAAATCCTCATTCAATAATATATATAATTTCTACTAATTTTATATATTATGGCCAATATTACAAATAATTTTGTATTTGGAAAAAACCCATCCTTGGCAAATTCCAGATTTTTAATCAATAATACAAATAGAGAAGACAGCATACTATTCAACTCCAGTAAAACAACACGGAATGTTCTGTATGACGAAAAAACAAGAATTAAATCCAACAATATTTCGATGGTCCAACTTGGCGACCAACAATACCAAAACAAACAAAAAATATCCTTTGGATACACCACGGTCGAGTATGAACACGTGTCACCATCTTCCAGCGCAAACCTGATTATTGTTGGCGGAACCGACACTTCTAACAAATACGACGGACTTGCTTATTCATATGATGGAACCAATTTTTATGGCGTGCTAAGTGAAAATACACCAACAAACCAAGTTTATGATATTACACACGCATCGGGTATTTGGGTTTGTATGAGTGACAATACACACAGTATTGTTTATTCATATGATGGGTTAAACTGGACTGGCGCTGATAACAAAACCATATACAGCAATAATGGCGAATGTGTGACTTTCGGGAAAAATATCTTCTTATCGGGCGGATATGGAAATACACACACTATGGCGTATTCGTACGATGGTATCAACTGGACCGGATTGGGTAAAGACTCCAATAATGGTATTCATAGTTCTCGGTGTAGAGCCATTGCTTTCGGTAATAATATGTTTGTGTCGGGGGGCGACAACTTGAATTATTCACACGATGGTATCAGCTGGACCTGGGGTTCGAACGGAGATTCCATTTTCACTACTATTCGAGGTATCGCGTATGGTAATGGTATGTGGGTTGCGGTGGGGTCGGGAGGTAGTCATACACTGGCATATTCTCTTGATGGTATATCTTGGACTGGAAGCGGAAAATCCATATTCACCGGCGATGGTTACTCCGTAGCATATCACAACGGTGTGTGGATAGCAGGCGGTCGCACTACAAATTCTCTGGCTCGTTCCACCGATGGTATAAATTGGACCGGAATGGGAACTGACGATATTAGCGAAGTATACGCAGTCAAGAATATGAATGGGGTTTGGTATGCAGGAGGGAATACTGGACTGAAACGCTCCGCGGATGGCATTACTTGGTTTTACGAGGGAACGGTCGAAGGTGCGGATTCGCAGATTCAGTGTTTAGCTAGCAAAATGGATACTGTATATACTTCTACAGCTACATCTTTCACTCCAAACACAATAACCTTTCCAGAATCCAAATATATTGCGATTGGAAATGACACCTCTAAGAAAATATTATACTCTACTGATTCTACCACGTGGAATACAGGTCCTTCTATTTTTTCGGTTGAATCAAAATTTACCGCTTCAAATGGAACTATGTATGTAGCTGTAGGAGAAGGCGTAAATAACACATTGGCCTATTCTTATGATGGTATTGTCTGGAAAGGATTAGGGAAATCAATATTCACCACTCGTGGTAATATGGTCAGTTTCAAATCCGGTGTTTGGGTGGCCGTAGGCGAAGGAACAAACACTATTGCTTATTCCAATGATGGAATAAATTGGACAGGGTTAGGGGTAGCTATTTTTAGTAGTAAAGGATTGTGTGTAAAACAAAATAATACATATTGGATTATTGGTGGCGAAGGTGCGACGCACACTTTGGCATATTCCACAGATGGTGTCAATTGGACCGGTTCAACAAAACCCCTTTCTTCGCGTTGTAATGATATTGATTATAACGGAACAAGATGGATCGCAGTGGGCGCAGGTAGTTCGAATTTAGTGTATTCTGATGATAATGGTTCCTCGTGGACGGATTCCAACGTGACTCATTCGGATAGCATTGACGCAATTTCTTGGAGTGGCAATATTTGGGTGGCTGGTGGAGGAGGAGCTAATCCTATCATGTATACAAATGATTTTGTAGGAATTACCGGTTGGAATGTGGCGTCTACATCCATCACAAAAGTGAATAAAATATTTTGGTCACAAAACAAATTTCACGCAGCCGGAGAAGGAACTACTTCATATGAGTATTCGACAGATGGCTCTACTTGGGCGCCGGGCATCAACGTGTTTGCCACAAGCGGAAATTCGTTTTCGTATGACGGTTCGAAATTAACCATGAGTGGTAAAGACACCGTCAACAATAATGTATTGACATTCTCTTTGAATAATGGACTGAATTGGACACATATCAACAGGTCCACGGAAATATTCACTACAAATGTGTATGATATTGCGTGGAATGGGTCGTATTGGGTCGCTGGAGGAGAGGGACTACATAATACTTTAGCATATTCCTCGGATGGTACAGAATGGACCGGATTGAAAAAAGACGTTTTCTCGGAAAAAACAAATGGTGTTGTCTATGATAATGATAAATGGCTCGCTTTAGGTGAGGGAAACACGAATACAATGGCATATTCATACGATTCTATTAACTGGTTTGGTATGGGGACTTCCATCTTTTCAGTTCAAGGTAAAAAGGCGTTGTTCAACGGTAAAATATGGGTTGCGGTAGGAGAAGGCACTACTAACACCGTCGCATATTCATATGATGGAATTACCTGGAATGGATTAGGGCTATCGATATTTTCGGTCAGAGGAAACGACGTTGCTTGGAATGGGTTCTTATGGATTATTGTTGGAAAAAGTGTTAATGGTGTTACCGCATATTCTTATGATGGAATCAATTGGACGCTAAATAAATCGAATGATCCGTTTGTGGAAGAAGGGTTAGCAATCGCATACAATAAAGGAGTATGGGTCTCGGGAGGACTCGCCAGTTCGTCTGGTAATACTATGGCATACTCGTATGATGGTATTCATTGGAATGGATTAAACTCGAGTATGTTTTCCGCTCAAACAAATAATATTAACTGGGTAAATGATAAGTTCTATGCTTGTGGAGAAGGTTCCAACACAATAGCGACCTCGTCCGATGGAATCTATTGGACCAGTCAAGGTAATTCTTTATTCACATTCGGTGCAAGTAAAGTGGTATATAACAATAAAATTGGGAATGTGTATATTCAACACCCTACACTCGCATTTGGGGAAGGAACTCATACAATGGCATATTCATATGATGGATTATTGTGGAGAGGCTTGGGCAAGACTATTTTTACTACCGCGGGAAAAGACGCTACGTGGTGCGGTGATAAATGGGTAGCGGTCGGTTCAGGAACAAACACTATCGCATATTCTAAAGATGGATTTATCTGGAAAGGTTTAGGAGATTCTATATTTTCTAATTCTGGTAATTCGGTGGGATACAACGGGAAGATGTATATAGCTTTAGGAAACGGAACCTCCCATACTTTAGCATATTCATTAAATGGGATTGAGTGGTATGGTTTAGGGAATGATGTTTTTTCGGTTGAAGCGAATGGCGTTGCTTACAACGGTGCCAAGTGGATAGCGGTTGGTAAAGGAGATACTCATACAATCGCAACTTCGGAAGACGGTCTTGTATGGACTGGTCAGGGGAAAACCGTTTTCACGGAAAGTGCTACAAGTATTCTCTGGTTCAAGAATAAATGGATCGCTACCGGAGCTGGTGGAAACTCTTTAGCTTATTCCACCGATGGAATTAATTGGACGGGATTATCTACATCGATTTTCAGCGTCTCTGGAAATGGTATATCTATGAGCCCCGATATATTGGTTGCGTGCGGTGAAGGAACAAACACTTTAGCAACATCGGAAGATGGAATTGCCTGGACTGGATTAGGAGTAAGTCTATTTAGCGCAAAGTGTTTGAAAGTGAACTATACTGGCACAAGATGGGTGGCTGCTGGACAAGGGACAAATACTCTGGCATACTCTACAAACGGTACAAATTGGACCGGAAATGATAAAACAGTGTTCCCTACTACCGCCAATTCTGCTGTGTCTAATAATCCATTTGATGGATATAATTTGCCCAGTCAACTATTTATTGATGAAGATGTTGGAATACGTCAGACATTTAACCTCGAATTTGTGAGCGATACAGCATATTCCAATAGTTCTATGGTAGCCATCAATATTACATCTCAAAATATTTGAACATATTGAACATATTTGAACATATTTGAACATATTGAATTTAATGATTTAGTATTTATAATAATTATAATTATTATATATAATGTCTATTGAAACACTTGATGTTGCATCGACTTTAAATGTTGTTCAAGACGAGTATGGTTCCAATAAATATGTATTGAACGGAAATACCACATACGACTCCAACAATAAATACACATTACAAATTGGGACATATCAACTCACCGGAATTCCAAGTAGCCACCCTCTTGCAATAGTGGATATTACCGACTCTAACCAAGTCTCTTATACGGGTCTTCTTGCGAATAAGACTACGGTTAGTGGAGTGGATTATTATGTGGGAGATATCACAATTAACGTTATTGGAAATTTCGGAACAGCCAGTATCAAATGTTCTAATCACGGATACATGGGAGGACAGGATTTACTTCAATACGTTGCGGATGTTGTAATCAACCCTGATAACGGAAATATCTCCTACGCGAATTCGGGCGTTTCCACTTCCAATAAAATCACTAAAAAATATTACAAGGACTTGAAAGGAAATTCTGATATATTTTTCAACGAACGTGTGCGAATCAAATCCAACAACATTATTTGTTCTAATTCCGACAAAACAGTCGATATACAACACACACAAAATGACCAAATATATATTATTGGTAGTAAACCGTCGAATGGTTCAAGTGTTCTTTCCCATTCAAATAACGGTAAAACGTGGAACCCTATACCACTAACTATTAATGGTACAACTATTTTTACACACGTTCGGGGAGTCGCATACTCTCCTGAATCTGAATTATGGATTGCGTGCGGTTCTGGAAATAACACTTTGGCGTATTCTATTGACGGTATTCAATGGACTGGCTTAGGGAAAACCATTTTCGGCGATGTTGCGTATAGTGTTGCCTATGCCAACGGTAAATGGATAGCTGTTGGAGGAAATACGCCGAATACCATAGCATATTCTTCAAATGGAGTTAGTTGGACCGGTGTTGGAACTTCTATTTTTACAAATTGTGGAAAAGCGATAGGATATGGCAATGGAATATGGGTTGCCGGTGGACAAGGAACAAACACTATGGCATATTCGGTCGACGGGATTAATTGGACCGGATTGGGTGATACTATCTTCGATGAACAGTGTAATGTTGTCAAATATGCTGATAGTAAATGGGTTGCCGGTGGCGGAAAGGACATTCCAAACACACTTGCTTACTCAACGGATGGTATCAATTGGACTGGAAAAAGATACAACAATATACGAAATTACACATATGGTATAGACTATGCGAATGGTCTTTGGATTGCTGGTGGTGGACAAAAGGATGAAGGGTATGTCGGCGGAACTCCGCGAAATTGGGTACTAGCAAGTGACACAATAACTGATTGGAATGGAGGGTTCGAACTTCCTGTAGTTGGATATTATGATAAATTTGAAAATTTCGGCGCCAATTTTAGTATTCCCGGCTGGTCTTGGGCTGTTGGAACTCCTGGGTATGAAGCAAACAAGGGTCCATCATTCGGTAGTAACCCTTCGAATGGAACGCCTATTCCCGGGTCTGGATACCAGACCATCGGATTACGATATGGTCATTCTTTAACTAAAACAATCTCTGGAATATTGCATCACGGTAGTGTCTATCAAATTAAACTGATGGCTGTTACACAATATGGAAAATATGACCAGAGTTTATCGAGTCCAACAATAAAGGTTTATTACAATGGTACCGAAATATCCGAGTTCACTTTCAGAATGATGGATGGAGATTTACCCGTATTGGTAGACAATATTTTATTTACTGCCTCTGGAAACAATCACGAGATTATATTTGAGCACCAAGGAGTCGAGAATTATACAATGCTGATGGACGATATTCAACTGTTTGAAGACACACTCAGTTATCTCGATATCAGTGCGTCTGACCTGAGTGGCATCGATATTAGCGCGGCTAATGTTGGAACTGATTTAAGCGGAACTTCGTGGACGTTAGAAAGCGCTACGATGGTTAATTGGAATGGCGGATTTGAAGCAGATGCGTTAGATGTCAACCATTTTGTCAAAATGGGCCGCGATGATCCATTCGGTGGGGTTCTTACTGGCTGGACATACACGAAAGGCACCCATTCCGCTTGGGGACCTACTCTTATTAATGGTAACAATAGCGGTTTTGGAAACCAAGCCATCATACACGGCACACAAATAATTGGATTAAGGTATGGACAAACTTTATCGAAATCCCTCGTAGGATTAACCACGGGGAAAACATACAAATTACGGTATCAACGGCACGCGCGCGTGGCACAAACCGGAATTGAATATAGGGTGTATTTGAATGATACGACAAATATTTTGAAACAAGAAACTGTAACTACCGCAGCAAGTGAGGTCGAGGCCAATCGTTTGGTAGAAATCGACTTTACCGCGCCAGATAGTTCGACCACACTTACTTTGGAACAGTTGACCGGTGGAGATGAGATGGTTTGGTTCGACAAGTTTGAATTGTATTTAGATAAGAGTAGTGGTACATTTGATACCACCAGTGCTATAAACTCTATCGAATGGTATTTGAAAAGCGATTCTGTATCCAATTGGAATGGTTCTTTCGAGACAGACGCTGTGGCCATTGGCGACTATTATATTGTCGGTTCAACCGCGAATGGTTCAAACAATGGCCCAGCTACCTTGACCGGTTGGACACAAGAAACAACCAACGAATCATATGGTGCCATCTTGGTAAATAAATACAGTAGTCAAATGTATGATAATACTCAATATAATGGCGGGTTAACAAATGGTTCGGTCATACAAGGAAATCAATTGGTGGGTCTACATATGGGAACGAAACTGAAAAAAACCATCAACGACCTAATTGTGGGAACAGACTATAAAATATCATTCGAAGTGTTTAAATTTGATAAGAGTCACGGACAAGTTAATTACAGTGTTCAGTTGGATTCTGACGCAACCACTCTCTTGCTTACCACGGAAATTACAAACGGTGAAACCAGTATAACAAGTGAACGAACTCGCACTGTAGAGTTTAAGGCCACCCAGACCAGTCATACACTAATATTTGTTGCCGATAGCGGAACCACTTGGAATATGTTTTTCTTGGATAATGTGAAATTATTCCAAAAGATGTCCGGTATATCTATTGATTTTGGGTCCATCAGTAAAATTCCCAGCGGAACAATCGGGCAAGAAACCGCCGACGATAACGCATTTGATAATAACTGGACTACGAATTATCACAACACAATTATGTTGAACTTGGATTTCAATACTGTATTTGCGGGAGAAGGATTGTCTATTGCGTTGGCCGGCGACGCGGGTATTTCGAGTAATTACGCACCCAACACCGGACCTTTACAGTGGCACTTCAACGTGGACGCTGTTTCAGCGGGGTGGCAAAGCAATCAAACATTAATACCCGGTATTTATAACGCCACATATTCATTCGTTTTGCCGAATACTACATACACGAAGGCGTTGGGTGTAGGAGCCGATGGAGATAAGGGCGTAATCATATCGAAAACATTTGAGAAATCGAATCACGTGAGAGTTGTCTACGGGTATGGGCGTATTGATTCAACTACTGGTGCGGACTTAGGTGGTAGTGGTGATGGTGCGTCTGCTGTTATTACCGTCGCTGGGGTCGAAATAGATTCTACAACTGAAGCACAGAAAACAGTAACCTTTGACGTGAACTCTGGTGAAACTATAGAAATCAAAGGTTCTTTGTTGTTATATGCTATCGAATTCACTCCTTCTGTATTACCACTCGCACCATATGATGGTAGTGAACCCGTTATTATTGGAGATACTAAAATTTCGTTTATATTGAACCATAAAAAGGTATTGTACGGATCAAAAAATGTTGCGCAAAGTGCTGATGGATTATCCTATAGAATGTATTCGCACATCAACACCGCCTCTCCAATACCATTCGCTAATATGCCTGATGATGTTTATTCATTTTTGTTTTACGGCGAGAACGATGACCTTTACTATACCATATATAATCACAATTCTGGTCAACGCAACGAAAATGGAGATTTATTTAAGAAAGTCAAAAATAATGGAGTTTATGGAAGTGCCATTTACTTATTAACCATAAGTGACGGTTCGAAACTTCATATCAGCACAAATAATGGTGTTTTTTATATTACAAAACGCTCACAAACATGGATTTATGATGTGGCATCTAACACAAAAAGCACATACATTACACATAGTAGGGTTGATTCACAATTAACTTTCGATACATTTGGTAATATTTTTTGGGGAGATATGTACAACAGAAATTTTCAGATGATATACAAGGGAGGGACTGTATTTGGAGGAAACACAGATTACAACGGCAACGAATATGTGGTCGACAATACATATGTTATAGCCGGTTCCGCAAGTGGAGCTTATGAAGATACTCAGCCATTCGTTGATGGCACAGCTCCAAAAGATATCCTGGTAAATTATGCAGAAAGCATCGCGTTCGATAGAGATAATAATGGCTATCTGTTTATTACTCATAGGTCTAATGGCGTAAGTACAAAGTACGTTATATTTATTGATGGAAAAACAGGAATATCTAAGCGGATAATAGGAACCACAGAAAATCCAGGAAGTTCTTCATCTGGAAGAACACATTACTTGTCCAGCATTGTACTACTTGCGTTTGATCCAGATGATAATGTTGTATGTGGCCACAATGTTTTTATGACAACTCTTATTAGAAGCGCGTATGTTGCGCCAAGTGAAAGCAGTGGGTCAGGGGGAGTTTCAGTGGAGACCCCTCCAACTTGGTCATTGATTAGTGATTCAATAAGTGATTGGAACGGTGGATTCGAAGACGACGCTTTATCCAGTAACTCTTTCAAAAAATATGGTCACGACGATCCATTTGGTGGGGCAATTACAGGGTGGACATTTACAACGGGGACTCACGCCACTTGGGGTCCAACTCTTGTAAATGGAAGCGGTAGTGCTTATGGAAATCAAGGTATTTTACACGGTTCTCAAGCTATTGGATTAAGATATGAACAAACACTCACAAAATCCTTAACTGGACTGACCGCAGGAAAACGATACAAACTCAGTTATCAACGTCACAATCGTCAAGGACAAAATAATATTCAATATAAAGTTTATTCTGGAGAAGAAACAAATGTGTATTTATCCGAAACTGTTACGACAGATTCCAGCGAAGCCGAATCTAATCGTGATGTGGAAATAGTTTTCATTCCATTTGATACTACACAATCATTCACATTAAAACAACTAACTGGTGGAGATGTTAGTATTTGGTTCGATAAATTCGAATTGTATGAAGACACCGGTGGATATAGCGCTGGTTCATCAAGTGGCGATGGTTCATCAAGTGGCGATGGTTCATGGGTAAATAATAATGAAATCGCTAATGGAGGACATCAATTCGCAAATAAAGATGATTTAAGAACTGCTCTCCAAGCCTGGGTATCTAATAAAACAAACGCTATAGCTACATACGGAGAAATCAATACTTGGGATACTTCATTAGTTACAACATTTGCCAATTTATTCCAAGGATTTGGTTCATTTGATGAAGATATTTCAAATTGGAATACCTCGAATGTTACTAATATGAGTGTCATGTTTGTATCAGCATATGTATTCAATAATGGAGGGCAACCCATGAATACCAAGAAAGTTACTGTTAATGGAGTCTCATATGTTGCTTGGGATACCTCAAAGGTAACAAACTTTTTTGAAACATTTAGAACTGCTTACAGATTCAATCAAGATATTACAAACTGGAATACATCAAACGCTACTTCATTTGAAAGAATGTTCAGAGGAGGCGCAAACAGCAATCATGATTTTAACCAAGATATTTCGACAAAATCAGTTACAGTAGATGGTGCTACATACACTGCTTGGGACACATCCAACATTACAACAATGAAATCTATGTTTGAAGAAACAAGTGAACCAGATTATTCTCACTCATTCAAACAAAATATCAGAAATTGGAACACAACAAACGTAACTGATTACACAAAAATGTTCAGATATTCTTCAATGCACCTTGATTATTCAAATGTATCTGGGTTTGGCGATACTCCTACTGCATCATTCTTTAATCAATAATTATATAAACATTAAGAGTTCCATAAAATATTTATAAATATGTTCAAAATATTTGTAAATAAAAAGTATATTTAGTATATACCTTCAATATATAATGACCACTTATACTACAGCTAAATCCACCGACGGTACTAATTGGACTGGAGTCGCTGGAAACACCGGAAATGGAATTTTACTCAACCGTGTGAATTTTGTCAAACACATTAATAATACTTGGTTTGTAGGAGGTGATGGAAGTTCTATTTATTCCAACACAGATATTCACGATTTGGCTTACTCGAATGATGGCCAAACTTGGACCGGGCTCGGTGATTTCCCCTCGGGTGAACCAGAATGTATGGGAGGGAAACCCTCATCGAAGTACAGCAATATAACATTTGACCCCAGTGGAAATCCCAGAGTATACTTACAACATCCTACCCTCGCATTCGGTAGCGGGAATAACACAATCTATTATTCCGAGGTCGGGAAATCCTTTGTTGGATTAGGCACTTCAATATTCAGCGAAAAGGGAAATGGCGGGTTTTGGAATGGTGATTATTGGGTAGCTGTTGGAAAGGGGACAAATACCCTCGCTTATTCAACCGATGGTATAGAATGGTACGGTCTGGGACAATCCATTTTCTCCACTCAAGGGTTCGGGGTTACATTCGATGGAACAAACATGATCGCTGTGGGTGAAGGCACCAATACAATTGCCTACGCGAACTTCCTAGACAAAGACACGTGGACTGGATTAGGTTCCTCCATATTTTCTACAAAGGGGATTCAAGTGGCATATAACGGGGCTATCTTCGTCGCTGTAGGAGAAGGGACAAACACCATAGCATATTCTGTCGATGGATTATCGTGGACAGGAATTGGTGCAACCATTTTTTCGGTCAGAGGAAATGGAATCACTTGGACAGGGACCAAATGGATCGCTACCGGTTCGGGGACGAACACTTTAGCACAATCCACGGATGGTATTAACTGGACAGGTCTTGGCGAAACGGTATTCACTACCGAGGGATTCAACGTAGACTCAAACACGAATATTATTGTTGCCGTCGGCCAAGGTACTAATAGCATTGCCTATTCCGAAGACCAAGGTGTCAACTGGACTGGAATGAATTTGGCTCAATTCGTGACAAACGGACAGAGTGTTTGTTTCAACGGAAAATACTGGTTAGTATCAGGTGTGGACCCAAATAAGAATTTATTATATTCCCTAAATGGGAAAACCTGGACTAATATTTCTACGCAAGACTCTTACAGTTATATTGTAGGAAATAATCCGTCGAAACCCCTCCAGATCCCCAGTCAAATAACGATTGATAATCGAAATGGAACGAATCTGTCGAGCATTCTCAAATTCAGTTCTGAAAACCCCGACTTCTCCTTACACGTAGAGGCCGAAACATACTAAGCACATTGAGATTACACACTAAAGATTATGATAGCGTGATTAGTAAAACTATGATTTTATATTTCTCTCTATATAATAAATCATATGGTCGATAATAACATTTGTAACAGTACAGCGTATTTAAATGCTGTGTATCAAAAGCAAAAACGATTACTCTTTAATTTTCCTTTAACACGATTAGATAATCTTGCCAGTTCTCCGTATCCTCAATACAATCAATTCGATTTGGATATGCGGCGTAAAGCCGAAATTTTGAGCTATAAAAGCAATCGTATGAGCACACAGACAAACAGTTTAACTCGCGCACAACGGTATAAACAGCTTGTTCAAGGTTCATCTCAAAGACGCACGCTGTCTAACTCATTCATCCTGGAAAATACCCGACCGGACGGCACTCTTACAGTTTGCCCCGATAAAATCATAAAAACGACTACCAGTGCGGCTGATGTTCCTGGACCTATTATGGATTTATATTTAGACCCAGATATTCCTCTGTATAATTTGAATAAAAATACCAATGATTACGGTTTAATCATGGACCAAGATAATCAAACCCTGTGGACCATTACCGATATTTCAAACATCGATTGTCTCAATACTACTACATATATCAACCCGCTGTATGCGAACTTGCTAAGTGTCTATATGTTGAATGTTCAGAATCCCGTCTATAATTTTACGGTCAGTTTCCCTTTCAATATTTATATTGAAGCTCAATCAAGACCAGATGCGCCCGTAGAAATATATAACGAGTCCAACACAGTGAATGTGTTTGACGTTACTTTCGGAGTTTTTTATAGTACCAACCTGGTGCAATTATCCGGTTCTCCTACTACAACAACACAAATAGATTCTTTCTCAATCATACCACAAAATATCAATTCAACACAAGGATATTTTGCAAATGTTTACGCTGGTGTCATCACTTTATCCAACATCGATTTACAAGTGGAAAAGGGATTCATTTATGATTTCAACATACAAATGTCGTTTTCTTTCGCACAGTCTGCGAATTATGATAAGTATTTTTATAGTCCAGAAATAAAGGGGGTTCTCAATACTACTCGAAATATTCAAACAAAAAATTGCCACGTAGTATCTTCAATAACCGTTCCCGATGTTTTTCCTAAACTAATATTTTCGGGGGTGGGTGTTTAAGGTGTGGCATTTTGACTTAATGTTGGATTCAGACACAATTGTTGCGAAGGAAATACTTGACCGGACATACACTTATCTCCGTCGGCAATTTCGATACACCCTCGTTTGTTGTGGTATTCTCCTACCAAGCACCAGCTATTCTTGTTTGAAGAAACTGGATTTTGGATGGGATTGGTAGAATCATCTGCGTCGGGTTCTCTTGGTTTCATCGTAGTAGGCGCCGAATTAACGGATTCATCTAAACTCCTGGATGTCTTTCCTTGGTCACTCGCATCGATCAATAAATCTCCGGCATTCAATAGAGAACCGTGTAAAATATCGATACCTTTTTTAGAAGCACCGCTCACAACACTGGATGAACTGTTTATCGCGGACCCGGTTGCATATCCTAAATCAGATAAAGCCCGTTCAAATAGTGGACTTACTGTTTTTAAGAACTTCTGGATGATCATACCGAAAAATAAAACAATATTTACTCCTAAAACTGAAAAGGTTAACAAAATAACCAGTAAAATAATCATTATGATATGCGAAGTTGTGTATGAGGAACGCGGAACATCCATTTGCGGTTGGGTTTCTATAATATTCTCAGTGGGTTCGTTTTCCATACTTATTATAAATGTATATTATGATTGGATAAAATATTATTTAGACAAACAAAACAAATAAAAACAAACATTCGTTTTATTATACCATATAATTTATTGAATTATATAAATGGCATTTATCAATTTTATCGAAACCTTCTTTTTTATTAGTTTAGCTATCACATTCATACTGATAATTATGCTGGTGTACCATTTCAAAGACCGTCTTTTCATCCTTGAACAAAAATGTGATACTATGTTTGAAATTTTAAACAACGTTATAAAGGAAATGAAAAATATCAAACAACAAACTATAATAGGATTGTCTCGGAATCAAGACCCTACAATAAGGTCTATCCCTGAAGTTCAAAATGTAGTCCACAGTCAATATGATGATAGGCTTGATTCGGATAGTGATGATGATGCGAATGATAGTGATATGAATAATAGCGATATGAATGATAGCGAGGTTGACGATAGCGATATGAATGATAGCGAGGTTGACGATAGCGATATGAATGATGTTGAAATTACATCACGCGGGTTTCCTGGGCAAGGAGGAAGAGTTGATATAAATAGAGACAACACGGGTGAGTCCACATTCAAAAGAATTGTTGTAGAAGATATCACTACAGAAAATTCAAGTGATACTCAATCATACGATTCAAGTGATTTAGAAGAAATAGAGTTAGAATGTAATGATGAGGTTGTTGAACCAAAGGGAAAGGGAGAGGTTGAACCAAAGGAAGATGTTGAACCAAAGGACGACGCTGAACCAAAGGAAGACGCCGAACCAAAGGAAGACGCTGAACCAAAGGAAGATGTTGAACCAAAGGAAGATGTTGAACCAAAGGAAGACGCTGAACCAAAGGACGAGATGATGATGAAATTGGATTACAAGAAGCTCGACATTTCGGTTTTAAGAGCGATGGTCACTTCGCGAGGATTGATCGAAGACGCAAAAAAATCCAAGAAGAATGAGTTGATCAAAATGTTACAACAAGCAGATATCGATGTTGAATAAGTTCACATAGATACACCGAAAAAATCATACACTGAAAAAATTATATAATTTGAATATATAATGTTTTCATATTTAACAGAAACCGAAACAGTTCAAACTCCAACACCTACAAAATTAGGATACACTTCCAACAACATATATGATGGGTTCCCTCCATTAATGGAAGATGGACGAACGATTACTGCTTCATATCAACCAGAGGCCGTTCTCAATAATTATCTACTCAAAGAAACCGGAATCCATTCTAACTGGGAATACAGACGTTACTTAACAAATAACGCTCCGGAAATAATAAGACAAAATCGAACGAGCGCAATGAACGACCAAGGCTATGTAAAACGCCACGAAGACCTCATCAGCAACTTTTCTACCCCAAAACTCCAACATTCTTACGTGGAAAGCTCAACTGAAAGCTTGGAAAATGGCGACTTGAAAAATCTGTATTTGAGTAGAGAACAAATCGCTGCTAAGATGGTAGCACCAGAGATGACACAATTTGAGTTATTGAAGCTTATGCGATAGATATTAAAGACTAACCAATATAAAAACACTTTAGAAGATACAATATATGAAGAAACTTATTAGCTTCGATGTAGGTATCAAAAATATGGCTTATTGTATTTTTGATATTGATGAAACAAATACACCCTTTTCTGTGGGTGATTGGAAAATTATGAATATGTTGGAGCCCGAGAAAGATGCCCCTCTGGAAAAGTGTTCGTGTAATTTGGCTCGAACATCGAATCCAAAAATTTGCGGGAAAAACGCCAAATATTTCAAACACGACAAATATTATTGTTTGACCCACGCGAAATCCAGCGAATTTATTCTTCCACTGAATACGTTTCTTCCCAAATCCCTAAAAAAGAAATCTTTAGACGAACTTGTCGAATTCGCCAAACAATACTCTATTCAAACAGTTGAATGGAAAACCAAGAAAAAGGCTTTAGAGAGTTTAGAATCCTATTTTGGACAACACGCGCTGGAAGTCACAAAGAAACAAAAGAGGAAAACCGCTGGAGACGTGGATTTGATTTCCATCGGGCGCATTATGAAAGACTTACTCAACCAAATCCCTAATATTGCGGATATTGACACGGTTATCATAGAGAATCAAATATCTCCTATTGCGAATCGAATGAAAACCGTCCAAGGGATGCTGGCGCAATATTTCATCATTACCACACCGCAGGCCAAAATCGAGTTTGTATCATCCGCCAATAAACTGAAACAATTCCAGAAATTACAATTGGAGGAACCTTTAGGAAATCAAACGGCTGGCAACGACTATAAACAACACAAATTAGATGGAGTTTATTACACAGGTATTATTTTGGGAAATAATGATTTTTTGCGAAGATGGACTATGGATGGGTGCAAGAAAAAGGATGATTTAGCAGACTGTTTTTTACAAGGCATATGGTATTTATACTCGAGAAAATTAATTTTTTATGCGGAGAACTTAAAAATAAATAGTGTATAAATATCATAAAGAAATCTGATGGAAATTATTGATATTGGATTAGACGATTTAGACCCTATTTCTATCGATATTGGTACAACCAACACTCCATCTGAATTACCCTCGGTTAACTTCGGTTCCGGGGTCGAACTTTTAATGAATGAAAAGCAAAAAGCGTCGTCTGGCCCTACAAGCATTGATTTAGGAGAACTTGATAAATTAGAGGATGACTTGAACAACCTTTCCTCGGGAACTTCTGGGGGTGGTTCAGACACAAAATCTATCGGGGGATTGGGGTCTTTTGCTTCGGGTTGGTTTGGAGGAGGGAATACTGAGAAGCCTTCCGTAAAATCGGAACCTATAGATCAGACAGATTCTAATTTAGGACAAGCCACAAGTAGTAGTATGGGAAATACTAAAACCTGGGACGGGTTCACTAAAATTGGTGAAATATCACAATCCAAATCTTCGTCGAGCTATACCAGTATGACTGACCGAGAAAAACGCCGTAAAAAGAGAATGATGATCCAAAAATTACAAGAATGGTATGAAAAGGGTTTCATCAAAAACAACTCCAATTTCACTCTCGAATCCAATTACGAAGAAATAGAAGACGAATATGAAGGGGCTTTAGAAGATAAACGCAAGAAGGATAGTGTTAAACTTCAAGGGTGGTGGTTTACCACATTTGTCAACTCCGTCGAGTATGCTAATTCCGCTTTCAATCCCTTTGACATTAATTTGGATGGCTGGGGAGAACAAGTCAGCGAGGATTTAGACTCCTATGAAGAGATATTCTCTGAACTACACGAAAAATATAAGGGAGGAAAAATGAGTCCCGAAATATCGCTACTACTACGTCTTGGATTTAGTGCGGCGGTTGTCAACTTCACCAATAAGGCCCTTTCCTCAGCCACACCCGCATTTAACGATGTTATCAAACAAAGTCCTGAACTGATGAAGATGTTCACTAACGCAACCGTGTCAAGTATGTCTGAGAACAGTCCTGGGTTCAATATGGCGGCTAATATGATGCGCGATTCACAAGGACCTTCCAGAAATATGGGGCCGCCACCAGCACCCGTAGAAACTCAAAATATGCCACCACCACAACGCCCCGGAGCTATGGGCTCGATGAACTTCACAGAGATGCCTTCAAACCGACCTGATATATCTATGAGTAGAGGCGCTATGTTCAAAGAAGAAGGGGTCGATATTTCCAACCAATTCGAAAACCCTAACAAAAGACCTGAAATGAAAGGTCCGCAGAATACCGACATCGACAACATTTTGGCCGGATTGAAACCTAAATCCGCGCCTCCCCAAAATGTTATGCAGGGATTACCGCCACAAAATAATATTATTGAACAAGGGGATGATTCTGTCATCTCCATCGCATCCTTGAAAGATATGCAAAACGCAAATATGCCTCGAAAATCTAACGGAAAACGCAAAAACAACGGGTCAAACAAGAATATTGTCTCCCTCGATATCTAATGTTTGGGTGACTCACTTTTTCGGCGACTGACTAAAAAATTATATATTCTTTGAAATATATATAATTTCTTATTTTCATAATTTCATCCATGGATATCGACAATATGACGAAAAAACAAATACTTCGAAATATAAAAATGAACAAAATCAAGCAATACACTTTGTGCAAAAATATATTGAAAAAACATCTAATGTATATGAACAAACCACAATTGTATTCATTGCTCAATATACAGAATTGGGTTTTGCCGTTTTTCGAAAGAAAAAATCTTCCTTTTGATATTGAAATCGTTATTCTTAGCTACATTCTATAAATCTACCTATCTCTATCGCGAGCTTGACAATCAAGAATCTCGTCATATAACCTACTACATTCGCACTCACATACATCTACACTCATACAAACTCCCCTATCACGCTGGTTAATGTGGTCTTCGCAACATAAACACAGGTTGAGCTCGTGCAAATAATTGGTCGCGTCTTCGGTATGAATACAATCACCCTCCTGACGATAACAATAGGTTTGCGTTCTCACATTATCTACCAATAAACATACACCACTCTGATACAACAAATTCGCATACTCGGGTGTCGATTGGTATTCCCTGCTACCTGTTAAACGATGGTCATTCAACTCTCTTTGAATGCGCTCCGTATACTCGCTTGGAGGCGTGTGGTTCCAGAAGTCTATCCACCGCTCGTGCTCGAGGTCAAGGTCGGGGATTGGACCATTTTCTGGGGTGTCATCGACCAGGCAAGGGAGTTCTTCTTCATCTTCGGACTCGGGGATTGGCCCACTGGTAGAATACACCACAGTTGGATCGATAACGCGTTGATAAGTTGTAGGAGACATATTTCAAAATAGTTCTTATTGGATTTATGCTTATACTCTCTTCTGAAAAAAAGGTATCAATTTTTTAAATAAGGGATTTTCATATATGGATTTTTTATCATACTATTATAGAAGATACATATGAAGAAAACAAAGAGGGTGTATTGTAAATCCAAAAAAAGACGGTTTCAAAGGGGGGGCGAAGTAGACGCAATCAAAATACCTGATTTTGACGTAAGTAAGGATTACTCAAGCACACAACTGGGACTCATACACAAGCATTCGCTTTCATTACACCATAATAAGATGAATTTATCACTCATTGCCGATTTGAACTTGGACATTCAAGACAATAAATTTTCTGTGTATACTGATAAAACCATAGACCCCGTTAGTCATATACAAAATTTGCTTGGTAAGTATAGACCGTACACGTTGGAGAACCCCAACCTACCTTCACTACGACTCACAATAATGGTCGGTGAATGTATACAAGATAATTTAGTAATCCCGGTTTTTCTAAACGATGACGATACCGGGTATTTCTATGATATCCAAGGTGTTCAATATATTCCATTATTCAAATCCGTGTTGTCAACCGTAATAAACAAAACAGTTTACTTGTTCTCACTACCACAAGACTACGGCAACCGAAACATCGAACAACAATCGGAAGGAATTGTAGGAAACATTCAAACTGGTGAAACCATTTCCAATTTTCAAATGTTGCAAGCTGTCGGTATTTATGACCACCAACAACAATACATTTACAAATTCAACAGGATTCATATTTCGAAAGAACAAAAGGAAACCATATCTACGTGCTTTCTGGATTACAAACTTCTATATGAATTGAACTACGATGACTCTAAAGACGAATCCGGAGCATATGTGTATAGATCACATCAAAGATTCAATTACTTTTCCTATGAAAAAATCGCAAAGGCGTGTTCAAGCTGGTACTCATACAAACCAAATGAACAATTCCAAAATTGTTTGTTGGTCGGTTTCACTTTACCTTATGGAGGTATACGCAGAGCCGTTTATTTAAAAAGCAATGGATTCTTTTCAGACGGATACGCCGACTATTTTCCAACATTCGAAACCATCCAAGTATCTCAAGACATTATTTCTAAATTATTTAAAGACCAAGGGGAAACAGATTTAGACTTTTTGAATGATAAAATAGCATATGAATTTAGCTATGGAACAGAAACTATGTACAATGTTATCTACAACACCGAATTTAGAAATATATTGTATGAAATATATGTGTGGGCACCATTAAGGACGTGTGTAATGGGATTGGTGGTGGCTCTTATTTTCGCTGCCATACCGATGGCATTCGGATCAGCAGTCGTCATGCCGAATGTGCTCACAACAGTTGGGTCATCCCTCGCTATATCCACCACTGTAAAAGGAACCGTTGCTACTATTGAATATGGTGCGAATGATAGTATAAAGGAAAAAGACCGATATAAATCGGGTGGAAGAAAATCTAAAAAACACCGAAAGAAACGAACCCAAAAACGGAAACACTATCGCACATTATAAGTTTCGGGGGAAATGTTTGGAATCTGCTAATAAAATAAATATATATCTGTATATTTTATTAGAAGCTATGAACGGAGGAAAGGACCGAAAACTCAGCGTTGAAAAACCCAATACAGTTCAGACCAAAAAATACAAGAAAAAGGAGGAGTTTGTATCGACCACCAGTTTCTTCACCGACCAATATATCACAAATGAACAGATTGTTTCTTTACACCACGCCTTATTCAATATAGATGTAATTCATACAATCAATCATTGCTCTACCTCCCTTGGAAACTCTTGCAAACAAACTATGGAAACCTTGAAAAGGATACACACGCAATTCGATGTTGAAATTCTTGATGAAGTCGTTTTACAACCACTCGTCGATAGTTATTTTGTTGGAGTCTACCATTTAACCACCGAAGATGGGTCATACACTCAAACCTTGCCCATCTTCCTTACCATTCACGGTGACTTCAAAGATTACAGACAACAATTCGACTACTGGGTTGACTATGAAGTCAACGCACGTTACAAGGACGAAATAGAAAAACACTCATCGATGAAACCCAACCAACGAAGATATTATAGTTTTCAGTATAAAAGTGATTTTTATAATGCCGGTGGCTTCAAATCCCAAGGAGAAATGTATGTTTACACAGAAGAGATAATGAATCCGTATATATCGAAACTAAAAAAAATATATGGCGAAGAATTCGAAATATCACCATCGCAAATGGAAAAAATTAAATCACAATTATTTGACATCGATATACTAACTAAAACCGTTGATATACAAAATACAACAGATAAACCCGATGAAAACTACATTATTGTCGGTGTCTCCGAGTATACTCGAAACCATCCATCACGGTACATTTATATGGATGTGTATGGGCGGTTCTTAGATGTATACGGAAACTTCTTTTGGCCTCTCTATGAAACCTCTGTAGTTAAAATTAATATTAATGGGAAACCAAGACCCTATGGTATATACTTATTTCACAAAGTCAAATCGAATGACGTTGACGATGAAAAACTTAAAGAAGAACTTGTTGAATACAACTACTACTTCCACTTTCCCCAACAAAAAATGTTTGATGAAATTACTACAGCATTAGCTAAAACATTGAAAACACTCTTATTATCGATGACAGTTGGATTAGTTATCGACGCAGGGTTGTTTTATGAAACTTATTTGAAAGAAATCGCAAACGAAACCTCGCAAATATCTTCCACTCACGCGTATTTAGTAAGTAATCATACACAATTCAGAGCGGATGTAAAATCATTGAAAGATACCAGCGATATGAGTTCATCTCAAATTAAATCGATGGAGGAATTTGTCAAAAACTACAAATGGACCGTGCATCATCAACTCGATTTAAAAGCCACTCTTGGTGAACTTGACGGAACCAACGCTGCGAAAATGTATGCACACATCAAAAAACATAATTATAATAAATGTTCAAATAGTATTCAAAAATTATTGGCGTCATATAACTATTTTGATTTCCCTAAAGCTTCCGACTTTAAAAATCCTACAGAATGTCAATCTGCGTTTTTAAAGTTTTGGGAGAAAAAAAAAACTCATTTCAAGAACACACAGTTTGGCGATGGCAAAGGTATAGGACATACTGATGGTTACTGGTATGAGTTTGGGCTTGGTAATGGAAGTCAATCGCAATCTGAAAAAGTTTTCAATCACCTACTTAATACTGTTTCTAACAAGATCGCACTTAAAGAAATTATAAATGATAAAACTACCATAGACAAATACTTAAACACAACAGTGGACCCTGCGATTATTGAATCTATTGCTGAGTCATCACACATATCAATGGAGGCCTCTACCAGTTTGACGATGAATTCAAGAAAACAAGATATTGAAGCAATATCTAATATGGCATCAGATTCTATTGCTAAATATAATGATAAAACCTCGGAATACCGAAAAAATTGTGACAAAACTACATCTGCGTTTCTTCTGAAAAATGAAATAGACTCTGTACAACTCGACATCGATGATGTTGACTTTAAAGTTTCTTTATTGAGTGATGAAACTATTCAAAATGAACCAGACTTACAAAATAGTTTACAGAAAGAAAAAGACGTATTGGCAACCAGATTATTGACTCTACAAACCCTACAAAAAACAGCAAATGAAAAGGAAGGTATACCTATCATTTAATGGATTTCGATGCGGGTTTATCGTTTGTATTTATATCCAACTTTTTGAAATATTCGTATTTTTCTAAATAATATGAACACGGTTGTTGAAACGATTGTTTCTTTTCTTCACTTGACAGTATGCAATTATTGTAAGTATTATTGTAATGCTCAATATTCTTCTTTATACTTGCTGCCTGTTCTTCTTTATTCATTATGTAATCTAATCTGTGCTCCATATTACTACTTATTATTTATATATATTTATATTATTGAATATATAAATAGTATTTTCGTTCGTCGGTTCTCGAATGGTTCTCGAATCTTCTAAAATATTTCCTGTATAGAAAATAATTATTTTCGCGTTTTTAGTTTTGAGGGGTATTTTTTTAGAAGTTTTCATTTTTACATATTTGAGAACCTAACTTTTGATTTTATAAATATTCCTTATTATTCATAAAACATTCT